TTTTCATATCTTTCACCCATGCATTCTTTACGCATAATCTGATGAATAATTTTTTTAGACCTAACTTTGGCATTAATATAATCACTACTCTCAAAGTTTTCTAATATAAGTGCTGATTTTAATGCTCTAAGAATAGGGGAGACTCCGTACCTTCTGCCCAAATTACCTATGCGCAAGGCAGCAGAACTTTTAACATCTAATCTTACTTGACTTTCTTTCCTTTTATAAGCATCATAAACTTCTTTCGGATAATTGTTTTTTATATCTTCTTCGATATTTTTAAAGAATATAGGTTTATTTTTTTTGTCTTTAACATAAGTTTTTTTTAATCTATTTTCCAATTCTTTAATATCAATACATATAACTGGTTTCCCACCATAAGTATATTCACTAATAAAAGCTACACCTAAAGGATAATGGTCAACAACATAACTATTACCATCATTTCTCAAACATAAAACATATGTTCCTTCTGCATAGGAAAGTGGAATACTATCACGAATAATTTGTTTAATATTAATTTGTTTATTAAATAATTTTACGGCTGCTTTAGCATCATCAAGTTTTATAGACTTATTTCTTTGAGTAGAATAATCTCCATATGATAATTGATAATTAGTATTAACATTACTCTCAATGCTTTCATAAGTTTTACCAATAATATCATCATTAATTATATATTTCCGTATCAACCCATTTGCAGTTAAAGTTTTTGTTAAATCACTTTGGATGCCATTTGACAATTCATCAATTAATTCTATAGTTAAACTTTCATTTGAAGATTTATCATTCATATAAGCGGAATATTGACGTTTATTTGAATCATAATTTTTTAAAGCAGAAAGGATAACTTCTTCTTCATATTTAGATAATTTTTCTTCAAATGAAGTTATTACTATAGCATCTTCATTGGTTTGTGGGATACTTACAATAAAATCTTCATTTGCATTTGTATTAGGCATACTTAGCTATCCTTCTTTCCTTAATAGCTAATAACTGAAACATTAGCTTTATATTTAGATAAATCTTCTTCTTGATATGGTCTATCAATTATTTGTCCTCGCCTTAATTCATACAATCTATGAGCAAGCATGATCATACAATAAAAGCGGTCATCGTGCATTTTATTTTCTTTATCTTTTGACAGCGCATAAGATACAGAAGTTCTTTCTGGATTTTCACTCTTATGAATAGATGTGATTTCTATTTTCATTAAATCAATTTGAGCTAATGCTAACATTTCATCATCATTTAACTCATAAGTATTAAAGATTTCTTCATCATTTTTTTTAGTAATTATATTTATAAAATCTTGTTCTTTAAATTCATGGGGAAACCTAATTACTCCTAAATTCATTAAATCAATAAATTCTTCAACCATTTGAGTTCTAAATTTTCTTGGACTTAACAATCGTAATTTATCAATGGCATCTGGATATAAATCAGAATATCCTAAATATATATCATGATTAGCATCTATAAGACCTCTATGTGTTTTACCATATTTGTCTACCCAATTATTAAGCATTCCATCAGCATATGTGCTTGTACCACCACCACCAGAACCTTGGTCAATAAGTAAACAATCAATATATTCATAATCTGGATTATCACCATTGTATCTTAATAAAGTTTCTCTTAATTCTAATAGCTGTCTATTGGAATCTAATTTATATTTTTTTCTACTTGCAATATCAATTAAGTTCATACAATTAACAATATCCCCACAAAAACCCATTTCTTTATCTTCATAATTATTCATTGCAGTTATAATAGAATTATCTATTGTTCTTGCTGGGTCAAAAGCTAATGCAATCTTTGAATTTGGTTTCCATTGTAATTGAGGAAGATAAAAAGTTTCATATTTTCTAATAGTATGCCATTTAACAATTTGAGTTACTCCACCATCTCTTGTTGGCTGATTAAAATATTCCCTAAGAGATTTTTCTCGGTTTGCTTTAAGAGCAGCGTCTACTTTATCTTGAGTGAGTAGAGGAATATATTCTTTGCCATTCATAAAAGTTTTAATTGCGGTATCACAAATCATATCACAAACAAAATAATCTCTATCTCCTGCCAGCATTCTTTTACTAAAATTCTTATAATGTTTATAAAATGTTTTATCTATTTCATCTTGAGAAGAAGCATAGATCAACTGAGTGGGAACTTTCCTTTTTTCAATAGCAGGATTATAATTTACATCAACGCTGGAAGCAAAGTCTGTATTTTGAGTTGCGAATGCCTCACAAGCTGCAATCAACTCATCAGAACTGAATGCTGCTTCATCGAAAAATACTAAAGTGGCGCGGCGGCTTCTGTTGTGATCTGGATTTCCGTTAAGAGTAAAAATTTCACTACCATTATAAAATTCTACATGATAACCTTCTGGTGCATGGCTAAATCCATCTTTATTATTTGGAGATTTTTTTGTCTCTTTTTCAACAATATCTTTTAAAGATCTAATAGAAGCTGCCGTTTTACCAATTCTTAAAACAATTTCTTCTATTTTCGCAAAAGTTTCCTTGCTTTGACTACCAACACTAGAAACAATATAGATCGCTTGATTTTCATAAAGTATAGCTTTGAGAATCATGAAAATTGCGCCTATAAATGATTTACCAAAGTTACGAGAACAACACCAAACACAATGTGGGGTATTCCATGATGCTTGAAGAATGTATTTCTGTGAATCAATAAGCCTACATTTTGTTACTATTATTAAAAAATAACGAGATGGTCATTTCTGCCATCTTCTGTAGTTTTTGTTTATTGTCTATTGCTACAGTTCAGACCATACCATAATCTTTATATAAAGACTCCTGCGTACAAACAATTATTACTAATTATTTTGTGGTCGTTGCGGGCATTGAATTTTTAAATTCTTACCCTCAGAGTTATCTTGACAATAAGACTTTCTCTGATTTGAGCAGGTTTTCCATATTATGTCACCATAATAGGGGACTAAAATTAATCCCAAGCAAATCTTCACAAGCAATACATGGGTTTCTTCTATAATAAGCAATACTCTCAGCATCTAATCCATAAATTCTTTTCTTAAAATCGGTCATAAGAACTTTTTTTCTAATATTATTCATTCTTATCACCAAACCTACTAATATCTAATTGAATATTTAATAATCTATTTTTTTCCATTTCATCATCAAGTTTTTTTTGTAAATTTTCAATTAAGTTTTTTTGTATATCAAATAGCTCTTGTTTATCATTTTCATCAAACATTCCGTTTTGTTTAATTGCTCTATTAGACATTTCTATTGCCCATAAAGTACCCTCAGACCTTAATTGATCATAATAATCAACTTCTACTTTTTCAAAATTTTTTTCTCTCAAATCCCTCATTAGATAGGTAAGAGTAGACTTACCAATTTCTTTATTTGACCTATTTTTAACAGAAATTTCATTTTCTTTAGCCATTTTGTCATTGGAAGAAACTAAATCCTTTTTTAAACCATTTAAACTTTTAATTTCGTTATTATTTCCCAAAGGATTTAAAGAAGAAATAAGCAAATCATATCTTCTAATTTGATTATTATTATTCACAATTTGAATTACTTGAGATAATTTATAAGTATCATCAGAAATATCTTCATCGAAATATTTAATTAATTCACTAAATAAAAACTTTCTATCATTATTCAAATATCCCTCAAAAGGATCATAACCAATTATTTCTATAACTTCATCTCTATTTCTTAATTCTTCTGGTGTCCATTTAAGTTCTTTTTCAATTTCAACATCATTTGTCGATTTGTGAAGCTCATTATTTACTAATGTTTGCACAAAACTTTGATATTGATATTGTATTCTGTTCATTTGTCTAATATATTGTCCAATACTAAAAACATTATCATTATTTTGTAAAACACTTTCATATAAAGAATGATAAAAGGGGATATCCAATTTGTAACAAACTAAAGCACAAGCCATTCTAGCATCATAACTTTTACGATAGTTATTAAACATTTCTTTAACACAATTTATGCAATATGGAGCATATTGATTATTACTCTTTAATGAATCAGACCATTGAGATTTATAAAAATGTCCTTCAGGGGTTTCCCATATGCCTCCACAATTGAGACATTTATATTCTACTTTTTCAAGTTCAAGTACGGGAGTAACAGTAGTTTTCCCTTTAGAAGTTTTCTCTTTAGCTGTTTTCTCTTTAGACGTTTTTTGAATTTTTTTTACGATATTAATTCTCCTTTCTTATTTAATCAGGACAACTAATACTTTTTTAATACATGATAATAGGGTGACTATAAAAATAGCCACCCTATATATTAAAGGAGGAGTCCATGAAAAACTTATTATTTTATCTAATTTAGAGCATCTTTTAATGCTTTTGCTGCCTTAAATCTAATTACATTCTTAGCTGGAGCTTGAACAGATTCGCCAGTTTTAGGATTCCTATATTCACGACTAGAGCGTTCAGTATTAACAAACGAACCAAAACCATGAATGGAAACCTTACCTTTAGATTTTACACCTTCAACAATGACCTCAAAAAGATCATCTACAATTACTGCAATGTCTTTCTTATAGAAGTCGTTTCTTTCAGCGAGTATGTCAATCAAATCTTTCTTATTCATATTTTAAAAAATCTCTCCTTATAATTTTTAATTTTATTATTTAATATATTTATTTTATTACAGTATATAAAACATCAGTTAAACCATAATTTTTATCATAAATAAAAGACTTACATTGTCTTTTTGAATTATAGCAATTTTCATTAACCCAAGCTGATTTAGCACTAACAGTAGGCAATCTTTGAATTCTCATATTATTATCTTCTTTTAATATAACTTCATGGTGTAAATGCTGCAAAAATACTTCCGTAAAATTAATATCAGACCAAAATTCTCTAGCCTCGTCTGGAACAATATTTTGAATTCTTTTCGTATCTGCATCATGTGAGAAACAGAACAAAGTTTTCCCATATTTTATATATTTGCGTGGTCTAGGGGAATAATCAACGGTAATATTCTCATTATTTTTAAACCAAGCATAACAATATTTTGCCAAATTATATCCTACAGTTTTATCATGGTTACTTTGAATCAGTAACACTTCAATTGGTGCTTTACATTTATCTGATAAAATTTCAATTGCTTTAATTGTCATTTCATAAAGCTTTTCCATCATATCAAAATAGCCAATATTATTATTTTGTGGAGTACCTTTTGTTGTAGTGCCAGCAATATTATCAGTATTAGCTTGATCTCCACCAATACAAAAAATAATTTTCTCAAATTTATATATTTTAGTTCGTTCAATAACATCTGCAATTATATCAAAATAAAGCTTCTCAGCAATTTTACAATTATATTCATTGCCTGTTTCAAGAAAACTTGCTAATAAATTAAAATGTAAATCAGAAATAGGTAATATCAATAATTTATCTGCATCAGTAGGTAATACTCTTTTGGAAACAATAGAGGATTTAGAATATTTTCTATCTAATTTTTCAAACCATTTTTCTAAATCTTCTTCTAATATTTCAGGAATTTTAGGTTTAACAGTAATTTTACTACTATATAAAACTTTCGTTCCTTCTTT